CCATTAAAGTGGTCAGTTGATTAGTGTCTAAAGAATTTTCTTGTATTCCATTAACTTTAAAAAAAGCTAATGAATTTGTTGAAAAACACCACAGACATAATAAAAAATGTCAAGGTCATAGATTTAGTTTAGGTATTTTATATTATAATGAATTAGTTGGTGTAGCTATTTGTGGTAGACCAATTGCAAGAAGAATAGATCAAGAATTAACATTAGAAGTTTTAAGAGTATGTATAAAAGAACCTTCCCCTAAAAATGCTTGTTCATTTATTTATGGTAAATGTTGGTCAATATGGAAAAAAATGGGTGGAAAAAAAATAATTACTTATACTCTTGCAACTGAGAGTGGCTCAAGCATGAAAGCTGTTGGATGGAAAAAAGTTTCAGAAACAAAACCATTTAAAGAAGGAAAAGGTTGGACAACAAGAAAAAACAGAATTTGGCAACCAGTAAACTCAATATTAAAGTATAGATGGGAAAATGCCGCTAACTAAACCTCAAAAAGAAGTAATATTATGTGATAAACGTTTTAGAGTGCTTATATCTGGACGTAGATTTGGCAAAACTTTTTTATGTATTCAAGAGATGGCTAAGTTTGCTAGGTTTCCGAATCAGCGTGTTTGGTATGTTTCTCCTAGTTACAGACAATCAAAAACTATTTGTTGGGATATGCTGAAACAACAAATGATTAAACATAGATGGGTTCAAAAGATTAATGAAGCTGATCTATCTATGGTTCTTAGAAATAACTCTGTAATTAGTCTTAAAGGAGCAGATAATGAAAGTTCCTTGCGTGGTGTAGGGCTAAATCTAGTTATTATGGACGAGTTTCAAGATATAAAACCAAGTGCCTGGTATGAGGTAATTAGACCAACATTAAGTGATACTGTTGGTTCTGCTTTGTTTACTGGCACACCAAAAGGTTTTAACTTTGCTTATGATTTGTATTCCAAACAAGATAAGGAGTGGAAATCATTTAAGTTTACGACACTAGAAGGCGGTCAAGTAAGTAAAGAAGAAATAGAACAGGCTAAAAATGATCTAGATGAACGCACATTTCAGCAAGAATATCTAGCAACTTTTGTTAATTATGCTGGAATAATTTACTATAATTTTGACAGGAACAAGCATATCATCAATGACTATGAAAGACTTAGCAAGACAATTCATATTGGTATGGATTTTAATATTGATCCTATGGTTTGTGTTTTAGCAGAACAAGTTAAGAATGATTTAATTATCCATCAAGAAATTCAAATATGGAGTTCTAATACCTCAGAAATGATTGATGAAATTAAATCTAGGTATCAAGGATATAGAATAATTGTTTATCCAGACCCAGCGTCAAGACAACGTAAAACTTCTGCTGGAGGTATGACGGATTTATCTTTATTACGCAATGCTGGCTTTGAAGTAAGAGTTAGATCACAACATCCATTGGTAAGAGATAGAATTAATGCTGTTAACTCCAAGCTGAAAAACGCCAATGGAGTGTCAAGTCTTTTTATAACAAAATCTTGTAAAAACTTAATTAAGAGTTTAGAAAGACAGATATACAAAGAGGGAACAAGTGTTCCAGATAAAGATAGTGGCTTTGATCATTTCAATGATGCTCTTGGCTACATGGTTGAATATATGTTTCCTTTGCGTAGAGAGTTTAAACCAAGTGAACCAGCTAGGTGGAGTTGATGGCAAATTATAGTAGAGAATTTTTATTAGCAAAACATCCAGATTATGAAGATAATCTAAAACATTGGAATTTTCACTATAGGTCATATTTAGGCGGAGATGATTTCTCCAATGGTTATTTCCTAAATAGATACATACTAGAAGCAGATGATGAATACATTAAAAGGATTGATTTTACTCCTTTAGACAATCATTGTCGTAATGTCGTTCAGATATATTCTAGTTTTTTATTTAGGGTTCCTCCCAGCAGAGATTACGGCTCAATGACTGGCGACCCCCAGCTTGAGTCGTTTCTGCAAGATGCTGATTTAGATGGTAGGTCTTTTCATAATGTTATTAAAGATATGCAACAACACGCATCTGTTTATGGCACTTGTTGGGCAATAATAGATAAACCAGCTACTATTGCTAAGACCAGAGCAGAAGAATTAGCACAAGATATTAGACCGTATATCTCTATCTATACTCCAGAAAATGTGACGAACTGGAAATATGAAAGATTATCAAATGGTAGATTTTATTTAACATCTTTAACAATAGTTGAGGACATAAACCCAGAACAAGCAATTATAAAAGTTTGGACTCCAGAAGATATTACAACATACCGAGTTGATGAATACATGAAACAATATGCTACTGATAAGCCAGTTAAAATAGATGAACAACCTAATGCACTTGGAGAAATACCAGCCGTTGTTTTATACAACCAAAAGTCTATGCGTAGAGGTATAGGTATTAGTGATTTGTCAGATGTTGCAGAATTACAACAATCTATTTACAATGATTATTCAGAGATTGAACAGTTAATTAGATTATCTAACCATCCAAGTTTAGTTAAGACACCTAATGTTGAAGCGAGTGCTGGTGCTGGTTCTATTATTGAGATGCCAGAAGATATGGACGCTAATTTAAAGCCTTATATTATTCAACCTAGTTCCCAATCATTAGATAGTATTATGAAAGTAGTTAATATGAAAGTTAATGCGATTGATCGTATAACTCATATGGGTTCAGTAAGAGGTACAGAAAAAACAATTAATTCTGGTATTGCTTTACAGACAGAGTTCCAATTACTTAATGCAAGACTATCTGAAAAAGCTGATTTATTAGAAAATGCTGAAGAAACTATCTGGTCATTCTTTGCTAAATGGCAAAATAAAGTATTTGATGGTCAAATAGATTATCCAGATACTTTTGATTTAAGAGATTATGCTAGTGACTTGCAATTCCTACAAACAGCTAAAGCTAGTGGCGTTAAATCAGAAACATTTATAAAAGAAATAGATAAACAGATCGCAAAAGCTGTCGTTGATGATGATGAAGCAATTAATTCAATTAATAATGAGATAGACGCAAGTTCAACAGCAATAGGTCAGTTCTCAACAACATTACCAACAAACGACAATGGCGAAGAAGCGTAGAAAAGTTCCAAAAGATAAATCAACAGGACTTCCCAAGAAATATTTATCTGGGTTAAAAGGTTCTAAAAGAGCAAAACGATCTAGTATTCTCAAAAGAATTAGTTCATTATATAAAGCTGGTAAAAGAATACCGCTTTCATTGTTAAGACAAAGGGATAAATTATAATGGCTGTACGAAGAAAAGCATTATCGGCAACTACACAAGCGACTCTTAGAAGAAAAGCTAAAGCGTCTAAAAGATATACTTATGGCACATTAGCTAAAGTTTATCGTAGAGGGCAAGGTGCTTTTTTATCTAGTGGTTCAAGACCAAGAATACCAATGGCGGCGTGGGCTATGGCTAGAGTAAATTCATTTTTGCGTGGTTCTAGAAAACACGATCTAGATTTGCGTAAAAGAAGGAAAAAGTAATGCCTAAATATCGTGGTAAAACTGTTAAGTTAAACAAACCTTTTAGAACTTCTGGAGAACGTAAGAAGTTTGCGGTTTATGTTAAAGATCGTTCAACAGGTAATGTAAAAAAAGTTCGTTTTGGCGATCCTAATATGAAGATTAAAAAATCAAACCCAGCTAGGCAAAGAAGTTTCCTAGCAAGACATGGGGCTATCCTCAAAAAAGTAAGAGGACAAAAAACCTTAGCCCCTGTCTATTGGGCTATTAAATCATGGAGAAAAGGTTTTAATGTATAATGTCCAGAACACCATTTTTAGAACGTTTAGTTGATCAGCACGAAGCACAAATTAAAAGAACTTTAGAAGATTTAGAGTCAAGAATTATTGCTGATATATCTAGGGTTGTTGATGAACAGGATATAATTACAACACAAATAGCAATTCAATTAAGACCAAACCTAAGAAGATTTATAGAGGAAACTTATTCAACAGTAGCCGATAGTAATGTTAGGGATTATGACCAAATTGTGACTTCATTTATGGATGAGTTTGGAGAGCTTAATATTCCAGATGAATTTAAATCATTAACCCAAGTTGATTTAGATACGATTACACAGTTAAAGTTTCAAAGTTTTAGTGGCTACGAAGAAATAGCTAATAGATATTTAACTGAATTATCAAGTAATGTTTATCAAAATGCTATTGCTGGTAGACCTTTTTCAGAAATTGTTAAAGATATTAGGGGCTTAATTACAGGGGATGTTGATAGGCGTGGAAGATCAATGGCTGGTTATGCATCACAAATAGCCCATGATAGCCTTTTTCAATTTGATAGACAATTTACAGTACATAAAGCAAATGAAGCAGATATTGATAAATTTAAATATATAGGAACGACAATCAGAGATAGCAGACCGTTTTGTGTCAGAGAGGTTGGCAGAGCAAATTCTGGCGTAACTTATACAAAAGAAGAAATACAAACATTACATAATAATAGGGCTGGACAATATGCAAAAGGAAAAGCTGAAGGCGATCCATTTATAGTTGCTGGAGGTTATAGATGTAGACACCGTTGGTTGCCAGTAATAGAAATCTAGTTTATAATTGCGAAAAATCTAACTAAGGAGTTAACTATGGCTGACGAGCAAAAAACGGATACGGTTGAAGAAACAAAACCAGTTGAAGAAACTGTTGAGGAGAAACAACCAGAAGAAAAAATTTATAATTTAAAACAAAATGATTTGGAAAGAATAATTCAAAAAAGAATTGCTCAAGAAAGATCATCTTTAGAAAAAAAGTATTCTGGTATTGATCCAGAAGAAGCTAGAAAATTAAAACAAGAAAAAGAAGAACAAGAGATTGAGCGTAAAAAACAGCGTGGAGAATTTGAAGATTTATTAAAACAACAAGCTGATAAATTTAATGAAGAAAAAACTGCATTACAAAAACAATTAGAGCAAATTAAAATTAATGACTCTTTGTTAAATGCGGCTAGTAAAAACAAAGCTATCAATCCAGAACAAGTCACTAACCTCCTCAAAGGCAAAGTAAAATTAAATGAGGATGGTAGAGTAGAAGTTCTTGCAGAAAATAATCAACCACGCTATAATTCCAAAGGCGAATTATTGAGTGTAGATGATTATGTTCAAGAGTTCATAACACAGAACCCTCACTTCCAAGCGGCAACTCCTTCT